TTATATTCTAGGTACTGGAGCATCCAATCAGGCTCTAATCTTAATATACGGCCACCTGTGAGGTTATTACGGACATGAAATTCAGTGATTTCTCTGTTTTCAGTGTTTTCATCAACAGTGTACCAAATAGTGAAAAAAGGTATTTTAGCTGCTCTGGCCAGGATCTTATATGGTTTATAAAGCCAGTTTGATTTAGATCTAAATTTATTGTCTTTATTGTAAATATGATCAGCCAGAAAAAGTGGAGCTGCACACGCTGGACAAATAGAACACATATCAAGATCTGTATAAGCGATCCCATTATGTTGATTTCTATGCCAATAACTAAAAGGAGTAACCAATTGGTCAAAATATTGATTTCTAGGCATATTTTGAGGCATACATAAGCGAGATAACTTGTCAATTGTATTATCCACATTGGATAAAATACTTGAAACTTTAAGTTGAAGGTTTATATAAAAGTGATGGAAGCTCCTATAAAAGAGAGAAAAGCTGGTAACTGGAATAATGTTGCTGAACTTATAGATTTTAAAATTGTCAAGATAGCTCCTCAAGGATTATTAGGAGTGGCAAAAGCAGATGTCTTACTTTTATATAAAAAAAAAGCTGGCGAAAAAGATGATGATCAAAAAAGATTAATTGTTTTTGGTCCTGAAGATGCTGTCTTTGATAGAGTTATTCAAAAAATAAGTGAGAAAAAAAATCCAGGTAAAGCAGCAGCTTTAAAAGAAAAGTTTGTAACAGCTTGGAAAACTACTGATCAAACTATTGTTAATAGATCTCCAAATAAATTATTTTCAGATTATTTAAATACTTATGGATTAAATGCTAAAGAATTTTCTGAAAGATCAGGAATAGCAGCTCCTACAATTTATCATCACACATCAGGTAACAGAGAAATATCTAAACAAGTTGCAGAAGAATATGCAGCTAAACTAAATTGTGATCCAGTTGATTTAATGTTTGAAAAAAAATTTATTCCTATTTGGAGTAAAGTGAATTTATTAAAAACTGTAGAGTTAGAAACTTATTATGCTCCAGGACAACTATACGCTTATGCAGCGCAATCTGAATTAGAGAGAGTTATAGTACCAAGAGATTTATATAGAGATGACATTAAAGCAATTAAAATTGATGCAAGAGGATCTATGTATCATAACAAAGTTTGTTTTTATTATAGATCTTCAACTAAAGAAGAAAATGTAAATAATCAATTATGTATAGTTGGAAAAGAGCATGAGCCATTTCCTGATGTAATAGAAGAATATTATTATTTTGGTTTGTACGAAGAGATAAGAGGTAAAGCTAATTTAATAAATCCAGATCCTTATGTAACTGGAGAAGATAAATTTATTTTAAAAGATTTTACTCCAACTTTTATTACACCAATAATTTCAGTTTTAAATCCAGAAGCTGTTGTAGATAAAACAAAATTAAAATCATCAATACCATCTTTTAAATTAGTTAGAGAAGAAGAGCAGCTTAAAAGAGAATTAGAAGTTGCTAAAGCACAACAAGCAGCTGAAGCTGAAGTTAAAAGTTTATTAAATAAAGTTGAAGAGATTACAAAAAAAATTAATGAAGAAACAAAAAAGAAAACTGGAATTATGTCAGCACTATTTAAAAAAGAAACTGATGTCATGAAAAAATTACAAGATGACCAGGCAAACATTTTAGATATGACTAAAAGAAAAATGAGAAAATAATGTTTGAAGATTGGAAAAAAGAAAAACAAACTGCAACTGATCATGACATTGAAAAAGATTTTCAAATACCAAAAGACACATTAAAAAAATGGAGACTACAAGATAAAGGACCAATTCATTTTAGATTAGGAGATAAAATTTTATATCCAAGAGCAGCATTTATCGAATGGTTTGAAGGACATATAAAGAACAAAAAAGCTGATGTCGTTACAATCGGATCTAAGCGTACCAGAACAGATATATCAAAAAAATAATATTATCCAAACTGGATAATCCACTTTACATATAATCTCACATAATTATATGTGCTCTCATGATATTGAAAGAAGATTTTCAACGAGCAAAATTACAAGATCCTCTTGAGGAAAAAACTCTTCCTCTGTTTGCAGAAAAATTAAATATAAATCATTTCTCTCCAACTCAATTCTCAATTCCTGATAGTGCCTGGTTATTTAAATATGTGGTTATGGACCAAAAAATGAGAAGAGAATTATTAGATAGTAATTCAGCTATGGAAGCTGGCAAAAGAGTAGGAGAAGCTTTACAGCAACATTACGCAGATACGATTTATAAAATAAATCCAGCTACCAAAAAGGTAGCTCCAACAACTAATACTAAAATTACTTTAGAGGAGGCAACCCATGAACAAATAGAAATTTTTAAAGAATACCAACCAGTTGATGAAAAGGATGCTGAGAAAAAAATAAAATACATAGAAGAAGTTCCGCAAATAATTCAGCATGCGAACACTGGTTTAACAAAGTTAGGCGTAGCAAGTCCTGTAACTTGCGAAAGACAAATATCAATTGATGCTAAAAGCTTGGAGAGTTCTCTTATTCTTTCTCCAACTCTTCCAGTTGTAGGCAGAATTGATTTTGATTTTGGCAATCTAGGAGTTTTTTCACAATCTGAGATGAGTAATAAAAATATCTCTGATGCACCAATTAGTCATGGTGTTGAAGTCCTTCCTCCGAAAATTGTCGAATTGAAAACCAAGTATTCTCGACTTGGTAAAGTTAAAAAGGATGGCACTAGAAGTTTCCTTGTTTCTTCTCCGCCAGTTACGCCTAGCTTTAACCATGTTGTTCAGTGCGCTGTATATGCAGCGCATTGGAATTTTAAAGTTCCAGTTTATTTATTATACGCAACTGCAAATGGTCATGAAATATTTGACAGCACAAATTGCAAACATTTAACAGTTGAAGGCATGATTAAAAATTTACAAATAATGTTTAGAACATTTTTAAGAAGAGAAAAATTATTAGCTCAATTTCAAGATTTTAATAAAAATGAAATTATAGAAAATGTTGTTGATTTAATAGATCCAAATTTTGATCATCCTTACGCATGGAATGGATTACCTGATGAACTTTTAAAACAAGCTAAAGAATTATGGAAATTATCATAATGGATTATGATCAAATAGAATTTTATAGACAGCTCAAAGCTGATCACAAAAAAGCAGCTGCTAAAAAGCGACTGTTAAAATTAACAATAATAATAGGAGTAATATGTCTATCGACAATAATACTATAATTCCAGACGATGTTATTACAACCATCAATGATTTTAAAAGATCAAAAAATGGATCAATGATAAATATTCATGGTAAAGAATATGCAACAGTTGCACATAGAATAGCTGTTGTAAGAAGAAACCTAGGTGCAAAGCTTCAGATCTTAACTGAGATTATATCAATTGATAAAGATACTGTTGTGATGAAAGCTTCAGGATTAATTGGTGGCAAAGTAATTGCAACTGGTCATGCAGAAGAAAAAAGAACTGCATCAAGAATAAATCAAACTTCAGCATTAGAGAATTGCGAAAGCAGCTGCGTTGGCAGAATGTTAGCAATGCTTGGAATTACTAATGATCAAATTGCATCAGCTGAAGAAGTTTCCGCTGCAATTGAGCAGCAAGATAAAAAAATCCAGGATGCAATAACAGATTTAAATGCTGTTAGTCATGCTGGAGGTTATAAGGAATGGATCTCAAAAAATAAAGTTTTCCTATCCGATCTAAAGTCAAAAAATCCAATGAGTTACCAAGCTTTTATGGAAAAATTTACTTTAGCAAAAAATAATCTGCTACAAAAAGGAGTAATCTAATGTCAGATGAACAAACACAAAAAAAAGAACGACCAGATTTAGGAGCTGCATTTATTGCAACTAATAAAAAGTCTCCGCAATCTTATGATATGTCAGGAACAATAGTTGTTGACGGAACTAAACATAAATTTGGTGCATACAAACAAAAAGCTAGTGGTAAAGGTAGAATGGCTGAAGGTACAGTCTTTTATACATTTTATAGAGTAGAACCAGCTGATGCTCCTGGAGGAGCTGTTGATACTAGCTTTGATCCAGCCGAGCTGGAGGCATAATGAACCCAGACAAATTTAAATCTGTTGCAATAAATATAAAAACTTATGAATTGCTGGAAGAGCTTTCGCAGAAAAAATTTGAATTGCCAATCTCAATGTCTAAGACAGTTGAGTTTTTTATTACAAAAGCTCATGAGGATTTTAAGTCTAATGAAAAAAAATCTAAACAATAGATTAAAAGAATTAGAACAATCCAGAGAAGAGGATTATGGATCATTCAATCGCAATATGAAAAAAATTGCTGCTGCTTGGTCCATTCTCTTAGATCCATTTTTAAAAAAAGATATTCCAGCATGGATAATTCCATTGCTTTATGCTCAAGCAAAAATAATAAGAGCAACTCACAAATTTAAAGAGGATACTTATGATGATGCTCTTGCTTACATAGTTCAATCACATGACATGCACAAAACAAAAGAAGAAGAAGTTGATACCGATGAGTTACTTGGAGTGGAAACTCAACCAAGAACTGGCAAACAGATCGACATTTAATAAAGATGAAAAATTTTACAAAGAATATAAGGAGTACCTAAAGAATGAGTATAGAAAAAGACCAAGAAGTGAAGATTGAAACTAACATTTTAAATTTTCCAAAAGCAGATAATCCAGAATTAAAAGAGCAAAGGTTGGTCCATGCAAAACTTGTTCAATCTATTTGTCAAAAAATGGATCATGATCATTATGATACTCATTACATTACAACAGCAGAATTAAACTTATTAGCAAATCATGGCGAAACAATAGAGTTTCCAACAAAAATAGCAGCGAGATTAATCTCAGTGCTTTCAACTCAAATAACCAGAAATAAAATTATGGAGGAACTATGGTAAGAAAAAAAAGAGAAAGTTATTGCTCAATGAGCAAAGAACAATTCTTAAATCCAAACACTGGTGCATATAAAAGACTTGATAACACCTCTTGGTATATCAAAAATAAAAAAGGATCTATTGGATACTTTTTAAACATGCACACTAAATTTCAACAGATGCCTGATGCTTGTTTTAAAGCAACAACAAATGGATCTCCTGAAATTGATACATCAATAATAGAAAAAGATATTAATAAATTTTTGGAGGATCAAAATGTCAAGAAATAGAACAGAAGATACTGAAAGATTTGCTGAAATGATTGGAGGTAATTTAAAATTTTTAAGATTAAATAGAAAAGTTTTTATGCCAATGAAAGTTCCAGCAGCTTTTCTTGGTGTAACACATCAACAAATAAATAAATATGAAACTGGAAAAAATATGCCATGCGCTTATAGATTAACGCAACTAGCAAATTTCTATAAAGTAACGCCAAATGATATTTTAAGTCCAAGCTATATACATTTACAAACAAAAGATAATGAAGTGCTTGAGAGAGCTCCTGGAGGCCAGCAATGAGTATAATTGAGACTGATAAGGTAGAAGTAGAAGTCCAAGAACAAACAGATCCAGATGCTGGTTGTAAGTATTTGGTTTTAGTTAGTTATCAAGGACCGAATGAAAGCAAAGAAATTGCTAAAGTTTTAATGACAAATACTGCTCCTTTTATCAGACAAACTATTGATCAAGGTAATATTGTTGAAGATAAAGTTATGCACCAGGAAACAGCAAAAACACCTGAGTTGCATGATTATATTCATAATAAAAATATTGATGTCAAAAATAATTAAAATAACTACTGGAGAAGCTGCTTTTGTCCTAGAGGAACATTTTGAAACAAAAGAAAAAGCATCTGAAGGAACAGAGCCAGTCTCTCAGGAGTTCAAGCAAATGGAAATAAAAATAGAAAATACAAAATGGAAAAAAACTAATGAGTAATTTACCTCATAATTTAGATTATGATAGCAAAGTACAAAGGTTAAAAAGAAGATACCAAGGTTTATCAAGAGTAGCAGCAGCTATAAATGATTTATATATTTATGGTGTTTATCCTAGTAATTTTCCAAATTTAACAACTGTACTAGAGCAAGCAAAAGATCACTGTAAAGAAATAATTAAAGAAACAAAAGCAGAGATAGCTTTTATAGAAAATCCTAATGGCATGTATGACTTAGTTATGGATGAAGTGTTGGAAGATGCAGATGGAAAAGATCCTAAAGAACAAGATTAAAGAAAAAATAATATTAGATAAAGAGCATCAAAACATTATTGCAGCTCTTAATCAAAAAATAGAAAGCCTGGAACAGCAGCTGCTGGAATGCCAGAATGTAGAAACCCAGCATAAAAAGATGAATGGATTGTTATATAAAGAGGTTGATGATTTAAAAAAAGAAATTTTTCAGATTAAAAAAGAAAACTCAATATATAAAGAAAACCTACAAGCAGAGCTTTTAAGGTCAAAATTACCAAAATAAAACGCACATAGAGCCACGGAGACTGCGATTAAGCAGCCTCCATGACCTTTGATACCTAGTTATTTTTTAGAAAAATTAGGAATTAATGAATTGTTATTAGCAGCAGCTTTTGCATCCGCTACTTTTTTTCTGTCTTTATCTACGATCTTGTTACCATAGATACCTTCTGTTGTTGCAAACTTTGTATGACCAATAAAACTCTTTACTCTATTTTTATCTAACAAAGGATTTGCAGCCATAGCTGACATCAAGTGTGATGCTAATCTATGTCTAAAGATTTTAGTTGGATGACCTTTTAATGGAGAAGATATAATCTTTACATGACCA